GAGATACTAGATATATTACAAGAAGAATGTGCTGAAGTTATACAGAATATCAGTAAGTGTAGACGTTTTGGTTTAGACAATCAATATCTAAATGGCACAGGCACACAACGTGAAAATCTAGTAAAAGAAATCGGAGATGTAGTAGCTATGATTGATTTACTAAAAGATCATGGCGTTGTAACAGAATTAGAATTAACTATAGCAAAACAAAATAAATTTAACAAACTACGTAAATGGTCAAAAATATATGAGTAAAATTAAAGTAGCAGAATTATTTTATAGTATTCAAGGTGAGGGCAGATATATGGGAGTGCCTAGTGTATTCCTAAGAACTTTTGGCTGTAATTTTAAATGCGCCGGGTTTGGTATGGAAAGGCCTATGTTAAGTACTGAAGCAGATGATCTTGCCGCGATACATTCATTGTATCCTTATCCAAAATATGAAAGTCTTCCATTGGTCTCAACTGGCTGCGACAGTTATGCGAGTTGGCATCCTGACTTTAAGGACCTAAGTCCAATGTTAGAAACAGATGCTATTGCCAATCGTATCATGGAAATATTGCCACATAACGAATGGTGCGATGAGCATTTAGTCATAACCGGCGGCGAACCATTGTTGGGATGGCAACGAGCTTATCCAGATCTATTAGAGCATCCAATCATGGCAGGTCTTAAAGAAATTACATTTGAAACAAATGGTACACAAAAATTGTCAGAAGAATTTAAAAACTTTTTGACTAATTGGCAATTAGATGGTATTGGCTATCCCAACGAAGTAACTTTTAGTGTCAGTGCCAAGTTGCCTGGATCAGGTGAACTGTGGGAAGAAGCAATCAAGCCCGAAATCGTTTGTGAATATGAAGAAGTTGGTACAACATATCTCAAATTTGTAGTAGCAACACAGCAAGATGTTGCCGACGCAGAGTGCGCGGTAGGTGCTTATCGGGCGGCGGGATTTCGAGGACCAGTTTATCTAATGCCAGTAGGCGGTGTCGAAAGTGTATACACGCTTAACGCACGTAATGTAGCCGGAGCAGCCATGAAACGTGGGTGGAGATACAGTGATAGACTTCAAGTTCCGCTCTTTAAGAACGAATGGGGTACCTAATGACCACATTTACCACTGAAGACAGAATCAATGCCGACAACTGTGGTAACTGTCATATGTGTCTTAAAGATAAAACAGACGAACGTGGATGGCCCTGGTTGGCACAACGCATGATACTGTGTCCAGATTGTGGTAACAAGCGTTGCCCACGAGCTACAGATCATAGATTAACCTGTACCAACAGCAATGAACCTGGACAACCTGGGAGTTGTTATTGATGCCGATGCCAAGCCCACGTGCAGAAATAGATGGAGATTGGCATTGGTGTACACGTGCCAAATGGCAAGTACAATACATATGGTGGCCTAAACGCTGTAGCTTGTCAGGTCAACGGTTATGGTTCTGCTGGGCATACAAAGGCGTAGCCATGTGGACTGGCCCGGGCGAGCCTGTTTATGAAACAAAATATCACAGTAGTGTTGAACACATGATATGGTTATTAAAAGGAAAATGAAATGGGACTATTAGATATATTTAAAAAGAAACCAACAACAGTTAGAATTACAGAAACACCCAAACCTAAAGAAAAAACTGCCAAGGAAATTGCCACAGAAAAAGGTGAAGCATACGTTAATATTATCAGTATGGAAATTGATCCTAATGACATGCAGAATGGATCATTTGAATTAGACTGGAATGATAAATTTGTAGCAGACTTAGTGAGGCACGGATACCAAATGGATCCTAGAGATACAGATGCTGACATTGTCGATCGTTGGTTTACAGCAGTATGTAGAAATGTTGTTTTAGAAACTTATGAACAATACGAAGCAATGAATAATCGCGTGGTTAAAAGCCGTGATGTAGGTGATGGATTTAGTGAGGTCAGTTAATGATATTTAATAAAATTAAAGAATTAACAGCAGAAGGCAAAAAAATTGGTATTACATTTAGCGCATGGGATTTATTCCATGCTGGACATGTAGCCATGCTAGCCGAAGCTAAAAATCACTGTGATTATTTAATTGCTGGTTTACAAACAGATCCAACTATCAATAGACCCGATACTAAAAATCCTCCAGTACAAAGTATTGTAGAACGTCAAATACAGTTAGCGGCCTGTCGATATGTAGACGAAGTTGTAGTATATCAAACAGAACAAGACTTAGTTGATTTACTTTTAATATTGCCAGTAAACGTTCGTATTTTAGGTGTAGAATATCAAGATAAAGATTTTACCGGAATGCATGAGTGTTACCACCGTGGCATTGAATTAATATTTAATGGCCGAGATCACAGTTTTAGTTCAAGCAGTTTACGTAAACGTGTGGCAGAAGCTGAAACTGAAAGGCTACTTAAACAAAAATGATGTTATATGTGAACGGTAGTAGTCATGCTGGAGCAGCCGAAGCTGTTAATCAATATAGTTTTGCTTATCAAGATCCTGGGTTAGTTCATTTAGGGCATTTGCCACATCCACATAATTTGGCAGTGAGTTGGGGTAAATTATTAAGTGTAGCATTAAGATCGGGATTTCACTGTGGAGTGATAGAAAGTAACACTAACACTAAAGTTATTAATGATACACAGGAATGGATTCATCAAAATCAAAATCAAAATAAATTAGTTATAATACAATGGTGTAATTTTGAAAATGAATCGTCAGAACACGAAGACATTTATAAATTTCATCAATTGCTTAAAGAAGCAGATATACGACATGTTTTTTTAAATAGTGAAGAATGTTTTGGTATTAATATCAATCGATATAATTGGGGAGTAAATTTTATCGAACCTTATAATCCAACTATGACCTATTCAAATATCTTAAATGCCAATAAAATAGACACAGTTGCTCCCAATTCACGTCATTTTGGTAGAGATGCACATAGCTTTTTTAATCGTTTTATGTTACAATACATTGTTGCTAACAAATTAATTTAAGGCTTATATGAAATACGTGCTGATTGATACTGCTAATCTGTTCTTTAGAGCTAGACACGGTGCTTTTCGTGCTAGTGATACTTGGGAAAAAGTAGGATTTGCCCTTCATGTAACACTAATGGCGGCTAACAAAATGGCCCGTAGATTTGAAGCAGATCATGTGGTTTTTGCCTTAGAAGGACGCAGTTGGCGTAAAGATGTTTACAAGCCTTATAAAGCTAATCGTACTGTGGCAAGACAAGCATTAACAGAAGCCGAACAAGAAGAAGATAAAATGTTTTGGGAAACGTTTGACGCTTTAACTAAATATCTTTCTGAAAAAACAAACTGTAGTGTAATACGCTGTGCCACAGCCGAAGCTGATGATATTATAGCAAGGTGGATTGCTTTACATCCACAAGATGAACACGTAATTATAAGCAGTGACACAGATTTCGTACAGTTATTAGCAGAAAATGTCAAACAGTACAATGGCATTACTGACGAATTGATAACAGTAGAGGGAATATTTGATGCGAAAGGTCGACCAGTCATCGACAAAAAAACTAAAGAACCTAAGACAATACCCAATCCGGAATGGTTGCTTTTTGAAAAAATAGTTAGAGGCGACCCGACTGATAATGTTTTTTCCGCATTTCCTGGAGTTCGTACAAAAGGTACCAAAAACAAAATAGGACTTATGGAAGCATTTGAAGATCGCACTAAACAAGGATATAATTGGAACAATATGATGTTACAGCGTTGGGTTGATCCCGATGGTGTAGAACATCGTGTATTAGATGACTATGAACGGAATCGTATGTTAGTAGACTTGACAGCACAACCTGAAGATGTTAAACTAGTAATAGACACAGCAATTCGTGAACAAGTAAGTCACAAAGATGTTGGGCAAGTAGGCGTAAGATTTTTACAGTTCTGTGGAAAATACGAGCTCAATAAGGTCAGCGAAAACGCAGAGTCGTTTGGTAACTGGCTTAACAAGTGCTACACCGGATCGTTACAAAGTTAAAGACCAGCCCTTAGTAGATTTTAACTTTCCGTTCAACACTCTACTCATAGCACTTTGATCCAAATTGTATCGCTCAATCATTTCTCGTTTAGTAGCGGTAACAGTTTCGTTAGTATTGATATTAGTAAAGGAATAGATAGTAGGATCGTGTCGATAGTTGTCTTTTAGATTACAGCCTCGCTTAATCCAGCCAGTAAGTTCGTTTACAGACATTTCTTTGCGATCAACTATGCGACATACTCTTACTTTTGGGACTCTCATTTTTGTAAGTGTCGATTCTTTTGCTTTCTTACCATAGTTAGGATTATTACTACCAGAAAAATCTGCGTGATTATCCTTCATTTTTTGTTTTTGCTTATCTGTTCGTTTAGAGCCCTTATGTTTAGTATGCCCAAACTTTTTTCGTTCTTCTGTAGAATATGTTTTACCTATGTTCCAACCGCCACCACCGTTTTCTATGGTTCTATTAGCCCAAATTCTGTTACCAAAATCATCCACAGAAGTTGTAATGCGGTATAGGTTACTGTAATGCCTACCAAGAGATACCATTTCATCACGATTTTTTCCGGAATAAATAACTTGAGTAGTAATATCGTCACCGTGTTGTTTAATATGCTTTTTCCAATCAATGCCCGAGCCTTTGTATTCGTAAGGATCGTAATGAGTTTGACCTAAATATTTTAGTCCTGTTTTCTTATGCGTCTTAATGTAAAGCGTGTAAATAGTCATTGCTGATAGTTCCTTTTTAACTGTTAGAGTAGTTGGATCTGCCAGGATCGCGAACTACACTTATTTAGTTCATATTCATCTTTCATTGATTTTATTAGGTTACCAAAATAGTTGACAGTATGGTTAAATTCTGTTACAATAATAGTATAGAGTTAAAAGGATGAATTGTAAAATGACACCACAACAAATGATTTTGAAACTAAGAAGCGGAAGACTCGACGAACTAGATGTTTGCGGTTATGAAATCGCTAATATGATTCAGGAACTACTGGATACAATTAGAACCCTTAATAATATTAATAGAAATAGCGAAGGATTATATTCGCTCGAAGATGAGAATGATTGATAACTTTAATAATGCTGTTACTAATAACGATCATCTGATAGGATACCGTTGCTATCGATGTAGCGGTGTGTTCCAAAGTATGTGGGCACCACTTGTAATAAATGTCGTGACGAAGAATCATATTATGCGGCTATGAAAAAAGGATTATTAAATGGATAAAACCATAAAGGTTTTTAAAATTACAGTTGTTGTTTTTTTAATGATTTTATCAGTAGCGATGTTTATTATGTTAGATGATCATACTGTAAAGTATGATTGTAATATGTTGATGGGCGGATGGCATCCTGATGTACCAGCCCAAGTACAAGAAGAATGTAGAAAAGGAACACAAACATGACTTTAATAGCCAAACCTATTGTTGATAAACAGTTTTGGGTAATACAGCAAAACGAAGAAAAAGTTGGCAACGTAGAAGCCTGTGCCGGTGGGTATCAAGTAAAAATAAACAATCAAGTAATAGCACAATACAAAACTATAAAATTAGTTGAGCGTAATGTTGACATACAATTTGAACCTTCCGCCAAAATAGTAAAGAAAAAGATATCTACCAATACCGTACACGGATTTCCCACAGCAGGTAGAGCGCACAATCCTATGTGGGACGTACCACAAAAATTACCAGTGTATACTAAAACAAAAAAAAGTAAAAGTTGGCATGCCGCCGGCTGGTATACAGTTAAAAAAGGTCGTAAATGGGAAGCTATGCAAGATCCCAAATTAATTTTATTACAAAGATATCCTTATAAAGGACCATTTCATACAGAAGAAGAGGCAATACCAAAATGACAAATTTATTTCGTGACCAAGAAAAATTCATGCGAGCTTGCGAACAAACAGTAGACGAGGAAAACATTTCACAATATGCTATGTATTTGAAATTAATCGATGAAGAAGTTTCCGAACTACATCAGGCTGTTGTTGCTAATGATAAGGTAGAACAGTTAGATGCCCTTGTTGATATTTTAGTTGTCACCATAGGAGCCATACATAGCGCAGGCTTTGATGGCGAAGGTGCTTGGAAAGAAGTTATGTCCACTAACTTTGCCAAAATCGATCGTCAATTAGGTAAGGTACGTCGCAGAGAAGATGGTAAAGTTTTAAAACCTGATGGATGGATACCTCCTCAATTAGAAAACTTTTTGAAGAGGTAACAGTGAGCTTACATCTACAAAAATTTATAGAACGCATACGTGGGCACGAAGCTCGTGGTGTTAAAGATTTTGTAATGCCAATGGCGGATGCCAAAGGCAT